CTGGAGCATATCTACGTTGCATCTCTGCCCACTGGGGCGAGGTAAGTCTTTGCTTGATGGCGTATAAAAACTCTTTAGCCATGCCTTGGGTCTTGGAGACTAGCTTGATACGGACATTGGGATTGGTCACAATGCGGTAGGTCACATAGTCAATTGAGACGGTCATAGACTTGGCATGCTCTGGTGGCATGTTGACTAGGACGTAATTCTTGTAGCCAACCTCGTAGGTCATATTCCCATGAAGCCAGGCAGGTTCACCTTCTTCTAGCAGGGATGTGACGTTCCTCTGGTGGTCGAACGTCACGGAGTTCAGATACTTAAGCCGGAAATCCTCAAACGAAATATTGGCGTCATCGTCGGATACAACACCAGCCCGCTTTTTGATTACGCGGGCAAGGTCAATCGCTTCCTTAAATTGCGGGTCGCTAGACCGGTAATACTCATAAGACTTGACGGACTTGCCGACTGCACGGCAGGCGTCCTCAACAGTCACGCCTTCTTCAATTAGAGCCAGAAGGCGCTTCTTGGCGTCGGACGCTGAGAGGCTGGCGCCTTCAGCTAATTTGTAGGAATTGGATTTTGGCTTAGCCATAAGCGGCGCGAACCTCTACATTCCTAATGGGTTGAAAATGATCTAATGGGTCTGAATATAACTATCCCACTGCGAAGCATCCCCTATGGGGATGACGGTGGGTGGGGTTGGGGGCTGCGCCCCTCAACTGGGTAACAAATACATAGGGGCCTGAAAGGCCCTGCATTTACCATCTAGCAAATGCTGCGAGGCTCGCGCTGAAGCGAGACGAGGCGGGGGGATTATTTAATCCCCTATATATACTAAGGCGTTGACTTTGACGTTTATCCCGCCCTAAAGGGTGTGATTTGTGTCACACCGTATATTACTGATGGGTAATGTGGCTCTGACCTGCGGTTTTGCCAGAGCGCCGGCCTATATTTATAAAAAATATTTTGGTGGATAGTACGTAACAGGTACGCCGCGCATTAAAACCCCGGGGGTTGCAACGCCGATCCGGCAACCGATTCCGCTCGCGTACCGGCACCGCCGGATCCCTGCGGCCTAGGAATTGCCTACCGGTAACGGCCTTATTAGCGGCCTAACCGGTACCGGATCCGGGCATTAATTGCCGGTAATCGGGCGATCTGGGGCGGTATCGGGGCGTTATGAAATGGGAATGAGGGTACTATCCGCTCACCCATTAGCCACCCATAGGCCACCATAATCCGCCATGAGATCCGGCTAACCCTGGCCCTGGCCAATGCCTAACCGGTGGCAGATCCGGCGAGCTAACCCACCGGATAACCGGCAATGATGGGCCAATGGTCATCCAATAAGTGTGACTAGTCATTGACCTAATCGGGCTAGACATTCGTTACCGGCTACCCCATAATTAGCTCATCGCCACCAATTCCGGCGGCGTGCTACTAACGGAAAGTGACTAACATGAAAGAATATGCCGCAATGATCGTGACCTTATGGGCGCTATTTATCATCCCTAACGCCATCGTACTCTGGCAGGATCGGAAGGTGAACAACTAATGATTACCTGTACTTCATGCAAGGCCGCTACCCATCCCCTAGCCTTATTCCCCGGCGATATATGCCTAGCGTGTTACGAGCTAACGCCGGAAGCTAACGCGCCATTAACCGCGCAAGGCCTAGCCGATCTAACGAGAGTTTGGAGCGGTAAATAATGGCTAATTGCATACTATGCGGCGATGCCATGAGCATTACCGATCTAATTCTAGTGTCTAAGCTAACGCTTACCGATCTAACCGCGCCTAAGTGCCTAGAGTGCATAATCGCGCAATGGGAAGCGGTGACCGCATGATCTGCCGCCTATTTATCGGCCTAGTGATCGCCGGCGCTGTAGCTGTCGGCCTATTCGCCGCCACCCATACGCCTATTTACGGCCCGTGTACTAACACGGTAGACGGTAAAGTCTGCCCACTAATCGGCTATAAATAAGCCATAATCTATTGACTATAGGGCCAGGGTATCGCTATCCTGGCCTTATGGCCGCTAGATTAGCGGACAACAACTAACGGAAAGTGACTAGAATAATGAATACTTACGAATATGAAATACAGGGTAATTACGGCTATGGATGGGATCTACTTACTACGGAAGAAGATCGCGCCGCCGCGCTCGTACAGCTCGCCACTTATCGCGCTAATGAAAGTGTGCCGCTACGTATTAAGCGCGTAAAGGTGGCCGCATAATGACTAACGCAACACTAACTAAGGCCGATACTCTCACCATTAAGGCCGCGATCCTTGATAATCTCCTAGCCGGCGCGAATCTGGCCACCAATAAAGATAAGGCCATTACCGCGCTTAATTGCGTAATGCTAGAAGTGAAAGATCACGAGATCACCGCCGCCGCTACCGATCGCTACCGGATCCATGAGGGCCGCGCCGGTATTGATGATGCAGAATTCCGCCGCGTACTTATTACCCGCGATGATGCGACTAAGATCCGGGCCTTTATCAAGGATAAGATCAAGGCAAGCAATGCCGACAACATCACCATTACGGCAGATAGTAACGATCTAATTACCGTTAGCGATCTATTCCATAATTCCATTACCTGCCGCGGCCAGATCGCTACTTTCCCACCATACGAGCATCTTATTCCTACGGAATTTAATGCCACCGATACCATCGGCCTTAATCCTGCTTTCCTGGCGGATCTCGCTAAGATCCCCGGCGTAAATAAGGGTAACCCTATGATCCTTAAACTTAATGGCCCTAATAAGCCTATGTTAGCGGAAGTAGCCGGGGAAGTATCCTGGCGCGTGCTAGTAATGCCAATGCGCTCGCGCTCGTAAGTCTAATGGCGGAATATCCATCATAGGCCGCGCCTATGGTGGGTATCCTGCAACTAGGCAGGAATTAACGGAAAGCGACTAAATACATGACATCACTAAAAAATATGCTACTAGGCACTAATGAAGATGGAGAAAAATTCTACTTAGAATTAGAATATGAGAATGAATCTCGCTCATGTCTCAACACGAGCCACGAGCCTATTACTCACTACACGCGTGTATCATTTATCGGCACGTTAGTCTCTAAATATGGATCAGCTGCCTATAATCGCGGGATCCGCTCACTAGGGCAAAATAGGGATGAATTACTCAAGATTACTAATCCTGCCAATGGTCACACTCTCAAGAATATTAGAGAGATCCACGATCTATGGGTGAAGTATCACCTAAATGATACGAAAAGCCATTGCATCCATCAAGATCAAGCCATTAAATGGGATGAAGTCGCGCCATGTCCTATCACGGGCTATAAAGCGGGATCTAATTGGCTAGTAAATGAGATTAGCCGCCAGGAATTAGATTACATAGTGGCCACGGTAACTCATCGCGAGCCTATGAAAGCGAGCGCCTAATGAGCGATAAATCCTACAATTTTGCGTGCCGCTGCCCTAATTGCGGCCATGAGTTCACGGTAAGCACGGACACGTTCACGGAATGGTTCAACCTGCCGCCGCAACATTCTTGCAAGGTTACGCCATGAGCGCGTGCGCTAATTGCGGGATACCTATTCTCACTAACGAGCTAAGCGGATTAGGCACGTGTCCCGCATGCGTTAAAGAATGGGTTAAGGGTTACCTTGCGCTGCACGATCGCCGCTACGGTAAGCGGGTTAAGTCTGCCTAATTCCTGCTACTTCTACGATTTCACCGGCGGCGAATGGATCACCAATTGCGGATCCGGGGCCTGCCGGTGGATCACTTACACGCCTAACCTACGCGACGCCAAACGCGCCAGGCTTAAGCACACGCGCACCGAGTGCGCCGGCGGCTACTAACAGGGAACGAGATCGCGAAGCGTTACCTCAACACACCGGCAGAAAACCGCTTGACTTCATCGCCGGAATCGGCAAAGATCATCTAACAGGGAACGAGATCCTGGATTTTTAATACAACCCAACCGAAAGGAACTAACATGGCAAGAAACCAAGGCCGCATCGCTTACTTTGAGGCAAAGGCCGATCTACTAGAAAACAACGCCAAACAATTTGCCCAGCAAGGCCGCAACGATGAAGCTATCGCTGCCGGTATTGCCATGGTCCGCGCCATGAGTGAAGCGACACGCCTACGAATCGGCACAACTAATACATGGAATGGGGGTGATGCAGCATGAGCCAATCATTCAGCGAGCGATTAGCACAACCGGCACTAGATCAAATCCAAATGGCTATCCAATTAGCCTACCAAGCCGGCTACGACCAAGCCTTACTAGACAATAAAGGAGAGTAGTGAACCTCAAGCCCGACGACAAGCCGTTATGTGCCGACCCAGCCCGCAACCCTGAGCAGTGGTTCCCAGAACCCGCAGGACGTGGCGACCCCAAGGCTAACGGCCACTTAAAGCTGGCGATATTGCTAGCCGTTGAGGCAATAGAAGTGTGTGATGTTTGTCCCCTCAAACAAGCCTGCTTGGACTATTCCTTTGAGGCACTAGAAACTGTACAGTATGGAATCTATGGCGGGACACTACCGGTAGAACGACAAGCCGCTATCGGTATGGCGGATAGGTCAAACACCCAGAGCTGGCAACAACGAATAAGAGATATGGCAAGCAAGAAAGGCATCGCAACCCCGCGAATCGCCAAACGAGAAAGGCCAAAATCATTAGTAAGTTACGCAGACAGACAGGCGTGGTTATGGCAGCCGCGGGAATCATCACAGCAGGACTCATTCTAGCCCCAGAAGCCCCTTTACAGCCCTTTAAGCACCATCACAAGGCTGCTCTACCACCGACAGTGGAGCAGCTGAAGGCATATACCAAGGCTAAATACGGCAAGGATGCCATCCAATTTGAGGCACTTGATCTACTACTGACGATGGAATCTCATTGGAACTGGAAGTCGGTCGGTGCCAAGACACGCCAGGGTAGGGCATACGGAATCCCGCAAGCCCTACCGGCAAGCAAGATGGCGAGTGCTGGTAAAGATTACTTGACGAATCCTTATACCCAGATAAACTGGGCGTTGATGTACCTGAAAAGCAGGTATCAGAACAACGCGATGTACGCACTTAAACACGAACTAAAGCACGGATGGTGGTAACAGATGGCATATAGCAAGGTCTTATCTGCACAAGAGATTAAGCAGATATGCGAGGAATACAAGGTAGAAGGTGGCAAGGCAGTAAACATCATTGAGCTAGCCAAGCGATATGGTGTCACGCAAGGCACGATCCGCAGATACGCACTAGGACAAAGGACAATCTAATGGAACCAATAGTTTTAATACACATACTTGCAAAGGACAAAGCCACAATGCTCCGCCCTTGGCTAGAGCAGAACCTAGAGAAGATTGACTATCCAAAGGACAGAATCATTCTCTACTTCCGCACCAATAACAACAACGACGATACGGCCAAGATCCTGCATACCTGGATTGAGGATCAGTTCACCCTGCGCGATCGGGACGATGACGACTTCTGTTATTACGATTGGCGCGACATTATCATTGAGGACAGAGATGTCCCAGCACAAGTACAGAAGTACGGCGTACACGAGTGGACACCAGAACGGTTTAAGGTACTTGGCGAGCTACGCGAAGAAGGTATCCAAGAAGCAATCTTCTGGAAGGCAGACTTCTATTTCACAGTGGACGTGGACAACTTCACCATGCCGTTCACACTCAAGACTTTGGTGAAGTACAACCTGCCAGTGGTGGCACCAATGCTGATGAGTGCAGACCCAGAGCAACCGGCATATGCCAACTTCCACAACATCGCCACGGCGAATGGCTACTTCCTAGATAACGAGTCCTACTACCGCATCCTCAATCGCCAGATTAACGGCCTGATTAAGTGCGATGTAGTCCACTGCACCTACCTCATCCGTAAGGACGTGTTACCAAAGGTAACCTACCAGGATGGAACCGACGATTATGAGTATGTAATCTTCAGCCGCAACCTACGCAAACTCGGTATCCCACAGTACCTAGACAACACGCGGGTCTACGGCTACCTATCCACACGAGAGAACGTGAAGGCTTGCACGGATAAGATGGTTGATCTACGCAAAGAGTGGATAAAGGAATTGTATGCCAATAAAGCCAACTGAGTTAAGGCA